ATCCTCAGCTTTCATTGGTGTTGTTCTTTCTTTTTCATCAAATTTTATTTCATGATACATATCTAATCTCTTCAACCATTTATGTTTCCATGATCTTAATTCTGCATCTTGAATTTTAAATTCTTGATAATATAAGTCAGGAGTACAGATCATAATGACACCTTGTCTTATGGTTGAGTCATAGTATGCATCGTGAGCCATCGCATACGCTGCAATTTGTATAAAATAATCTTCTATCCATTCTTCTTGCTTGGGTCGATTAGCTTGTTTAAAATCAACAATCGTTTCTAAACCATTGTGTACACAAACGAGATCAGTACTCCCAGCATACAGCCCAGGATAATGTAACATAACTTCTGAACCATAGTATTCTTCAATAGGTGTAAGACCCATTTCAATAATTTTTTCGGCCATGGGCTTCGCCTGGCATCCGATCTCTGTAAGATCATCGTAGCCAACTCCTTGGATATGAGATTCCAGGAATTTGTGCATGGCAGTCCCCCTGCTACTAGATATATTCTTAATTGATTCTGCTTTTTCATGTCCAACTTTATTTTTCCAGGCAGTTAAATACTCCTGATTCTTTGTCTTTGCAAGTATTGTTGTAACGCTTGGCAGTCGCACACCCTGAAAGTCATAAACTCGACTTCCAGATTCTTCATCTGTAATCTGTTTTCCTTGTAAATAGTTGTATCTATTGGATTTCTTTAAGCCTTGTTTAAGCTTATCTAAATCGTGAAATTCTTTTAAATCTTCTTCATCCATCATATTTTTACTACTTTCATTCCATAGTTATTAATTCCTTTTTTAATCTTTAATCCTTTTATTTTTTTTAATTCATTATTTTTAAAAGATTTATAGTTAACACTGTGATGCCAACGATTAAATTTCCAAACAACTTCAGCAACATCTGGATGTAAGTCTGCTAACATTTTAGATTTGTCCAACGTGCCATTTTTATAAATTTCATCTGTGTTACCACCCTTCATAGTTTGCGTAGTTGCTTTCTCCTGAATGAATGCATTAAATTGTATAGTGCACCAACCATCTTTTAAAACTCTTAAAGATAAATCTGTATCTTCATTATATTTTGCACGCCAGCGGTAGGGAATATCATTTCTGATTAATAGACATGAGTATATTCTAGTATTTTTAACAAATGCTGGTAGTTCTGTTTTAGTTTTAGCTAGAAAATCATAATTAAATCCAGCAAGAGCGACGTTTTCGTATCTTTTTATAAAATCTTCTGCTGCTTTGAATATAGTTCCTGATGTGACATGTATATATAAGTTTCTATTTATTCTACCAAAAGCTTTAATGTTATCATCTAATAACCAATGACTTGTGGCGCCATTTTCTAATGAATGTTCCCAGCAAAAATTTCTCGCAGGGCCAGAACCTGTTCCGTGGTCCGTGGTGCATGAGTCGTAGTCCTTGATATATTGTTCAGGTAGTATTAAAATTTTATCTTTGTTAATGACTCCTGCATATTTATCATATTCATTTTCTTCAACGACGATTGAATAAGGCATAGCCATCTTTTCTAAAGCGATACTAGTATGTCTACTATCCCATCGTCCTTTAGATATTATATAGACTGGATGTTTAGGATTCATCGATGTAACGTTTGTTAGCATATCTCCTTTTCTCCCATTCAGGATACCAGAGACTTGGAGCCTTGGTTATCTTTTGACCAATCAGTTCAGCAAATTTATCTATGTCTTCTTGATTTCTAAAATGCACCACTATCTTTCTAAAGGAAGATAAATCTTTCATTTCAAATTCAGGCATATCCTCCCATTCTTTTTTCCACGAGTTATCTTTTTCCTTTTTCATATTTTTACATGTTCTAGTTTTTCAATATCTTCAAAAAGTACCCAGCAATATTTATCTTTGTTACCAAAGAAAGATCTATCATATGTCGCATAAGGTTCTTTAGGTTCGGACCAGTGTCTGTCTGATTTTGAGTAGTTTCTTTCTTCTAGTTTTTGTTTTACCATGTTCCATAAATCTTGACGATTAACAACCAACCAAGGATATTTTATTCTTTTAAAAGCAATGTAATCCGCTCCACCTTGTACCCAACCAGGATAGCCAGCATTACCTACATACTCTATTAAGGCCATTTCGTCCTGTGGTTCTGGATCTTTACGATGAAATTTTTTTAAACCCTTGATTTCAAACTTTGCCAGTTCACCATTTAAAGTTCCTTGAACATCCCAATGTTCTCTACGGTTTTGATGGCCGTTTGCCCAAGTAGGGTTCTCTAGATTCTTAGAAAACTCCTCTTCTATTATTTTAGCTTCTTCTCTAAAAGATTTCCATTTATCATTCATTATTTTTCTCCTTAACAAATATTCTAGTCCATTCTTCTCTATATGCATCATTTGAAGGTCTAGATACACCATCAAATGTTTTACCAGCTTCTCTTCTTAATTTTTTTATATCTCTTTTTTTAACATCTTTATCACCCTTACCTATCATAGGCTCAATGTACTTTCTACCTTTTTTCATTTTTGTTCTTTTTTCATTTTATAATGTTCAAAGTCAACTACGTTATTTTCTTCTAGTTTTTTTCTAGCGTAGTGTTCTATAACTTGTTGAATCTTTGGTAACTTTGTGTGGGCGTGGGGGAAAATTAAACAACACACGTAATACGCGTCTCTGAAGCTGCAACGCCATCGCCATTGAGTTAAATACTTCGTACCATCTTTACGTAAACCTTTTCTAGGTTTCTTGGTTAAAGTACCACAACCTAAGACTTCTAGTATCCATAGTAAAACAGATCTGTCCGTCATGGTTATTTCCATAACTATGCGCCAACAATTATATGTTCCCGACCTTTTCTTCTCTGGATACTTTTTATATTGTATGCTTCCTTCACCATCAAATAGTCCAGCTATGTAAGACGCATCAGACTCCCTTATCATTTTAATTTGGGAATGCTGTTAGGTATGTAATTCCAATAGTCATCATCATCAAAAAGATGACCGTTTTCCAAGGATACCGCATTAAATTTTCCTTTCGAATCACATTCCCAACATTGGTGAATGTTTATTTCTTTTTTATCTTCTTTGTCTGTAATTTTAATGTAACCATTACCATTACAGATTTGACAAATGTTATTTGCCAATTTTAACTTTTCCATTTAACTTCTTCGCTTTCTCGTTCGCTAATGATTCAACTGTTTTAGATATTGATAGTTTTGCATCAGGTAATAAAACCTTCGACAAAGCAATCAAAACCTTGTATGTATCATGAGTTAACGAAACGTTTCTATATTTGGTTATATCAGTCATTGTGTTCCTTTCATTTATTTCTGATGACTATATAGGATTTAAACAGGATTTGTCAATGACTAAATTTATATTAATAATATGGGTGTGTTCTTTTGCAACCAATCCAACTACATGTTTACCCCCTATGGAACATCCCCAACAGTTTAATAGTTGGTATGAGTGTTCCCGTGGCGCTCACAAAGAGTCTTTAGCTATGATTTCTAAAATGGGATACAAATATATTAATGAGAATAAAATTGGTATGAGTTATTCATGTCAAGAAAAAGACAGTATTTGACAATGTGGCAGAAATGTGTTAGAGGAAGTTTCTTACCTTTAATACCTATCTTATCGCTCTCTCTTTAGGATAGGTTTATTCATATTTGCCCCCACGTTTTCCGTGCACGTACTCACGTGGAAGGCGCCGCTTTGGTCGCGACCCGTGAAGGTCATGGCTAACGTACAGAGGAAAGCGCGAAGCATAACATGGACGCCTACTAACGGTCTTATTACATCTTTAATTCATTATTAAGTAATAGATTCTGGATATTTAGTACATGTGAATGTAATAGATGTTCCAAGTCTATTAACCTCCTCCTGGCCTATTTGCTTTAATTTTCTAGCAGACTCCTCATAGCCAAAAATACTACATGAATAGCCGTCTTTAAATGTTTCATGCCATGTATGCGGGGGCATACAATCGCCAGTTATATAATTACATATTATTAAAGTTAATATAATTTTCATCTTTAATTCATTTTATCAGGGTCTTGATAGCAACCGTATCCTTGCCAGGTCCCTGATCCGTCATTCATAAACCAGGTATTAATAACTTTATCATTCTCTTCAAAAACATAGGTAGCTACTGCTTCTCTATGTGCATCTCCAAAATCAAGACATTCCATTAAAGTCATGGGCCTTGTAAATTCTAATATGTCTTTTACTAGAGTTCCATCGAACTGTAATATTAATATCACCAGAAAGTGCACTGGTTCTTCCATTAATCTTCTGGTTCACCATGTTTTTTCTTCCCCCATTTAATTATTTTACTAAAGTTTTTAGCTTTTATATCTATAATTGGGCCAAATCTTTTCCAAGTTTTAGCCATTAGATTTAATTCAATTAAAAACAACGGCCATTGTTTAGAAGATATATTTTTAATTTTAATATTTATTTCTTTCATTGCATAAACTCTGGTGTTGTTCGGTTAGTATATTTTGCAAAACTTTTCTTGTCGCCTGCATAATAGTTACGATAAGACTGTACATAGTCATCAGTTTTATATTTATCTGGCATACATTTTGGCGGTTTTGTCATTTGTGTAGAATCTCCATCATCTAACATAGCTAATTCTTTAATAACTTCATGTGATTTGTGTACTTTACGGTAACGCAATTGATACTCTATACCTAAAGCAAGACCATGTTTTATAGCCCATGAGTAATTGTGTGGTGACTCACTAATCCATAACGTCATAGGATGCTTTGGATAAGCTGATTTATAACCTAATTCATAGCCACGCTTACGCGCTGCTGTAGATAGCATCTGTGCTGTCTCCAACACCATTTTAACAACATGCTTATCACACTGCATCTGTGCAGCAATCTTAGGATTTTTATCTAAAAAAAATATGTTCATACTTTCGTTCTGTATATATAGGATATAAGAGGACTTTTGTCAACGACCTTGACCACGATATTTTGCTTTTTTTTGCTTTTTTTCGTGCTTGTTTAAGCGTTTTTTATGCCTTCCTGGTCGTTTACGAGGCTGATCTGCTTTATAAACGCTGACGCCATAAAGAGATTTTTTCTTAGCCATTCTCAGGTGCTTCGAATCTTACTTTTTCAGGGCTATTAACGTGTGGAATATATGAAATTTTGCCATTAACGTGCTGTTTTAAATCTGATCCACAAGTTATACATCTAAAAAAATCCTGTGTTATAGATACAAGTATAGTGTTTTGAGCACATGTGGGACATACTCCGTTAACTACGTCTGCTTTAAAATTAATATCTCCAAACATTTCTTTCTATCTTATCACTGTGAGCATAACTTACAAGAGTCTTATTCTACCAATATATCTGATGATAGCTTTTTTCTGTTATATTTCTTCTTACTTTTAATAATTCTTTGCCTGAATAGCTTTAGTTGCCTGGCGTAAGGGTTTCTCTTTTTATTGCTTTTCTGCACACTTCTTTTTTCCCCATTTCCAAGTTTGGGTTATGAATCTCTTTTCTTGAAATTTATCATTTTTAGCATCTGTTTCAGTCACACCCACTTCGACCTTAGTATGATCTGGACAAACAATATTACATCCAGATAAACCTGCCCCCAGTAGTATAAAAAATAAAAATATAATAAACCATTTATTATTTAACATTTGATTTCCTCTTTTTCTTTTTATTAATTTTATTCTTTTTGTTTGTTCTACTCGTTAATTTCTTAACCTGTTTTTTAATGAAATTAGTATTTTTCTTCATTTGTTGAGAAAGAATCACCTGTCCTTGTTGAAGTTTAAATACAGCTTCTTTCATTTCCCATGTGGTTTTTAAATTCCATCCAACCAACGAAATTAAAGCAACAAGGGCTAAACCAACAATTTTATCTTTTAAATCCATTATTGACATACCTCACATTCTTCTGTGTCATCTATTACAAGACCACCATTATTTTCATATGTTGAATCTTCTGCTTTATCTTTACCATTTCTACATTCACAATTTTCACAGGTACATACTCCATATACATCTGTATGTAAATCACCATCACAGTGACAATTACAGTTACAATTTTTACATTTATTGGTCATTTGGCTGCCTCAACACAAATAGGACAAGACTTTTTAAATCTTGAGTGTGTGTTACATTGAATTTTTTCTGGCTCCACTACAGGAACCTCCTTGTGTAACTCCAGAGGTGGGTCTTTTTTCACCTTCTCTTCTGGTAACCCGCTTGCTAGCCAACCCATAAATTTTACAAATGGCCAACAAATGATTTTTTTAATTTTTTTAATCATCTTTTTTTTCCTCAATATTGTAGAAGAACCTATCGGTGTCTTCTGTTATCCATTTACGAGTGTCTTCTACGTTCCACTCTGAAGTTTGCACTTTCCAATCAGGTACTTCGTTCTTAACTGTAAACGAAGGTATATCCCAAAGGATACGATTGTTTGGTTGTGCTGCATAATTTCCGTCCTCTAAAGCGAGAACGTGTGCGCACTTATGTTCATGCGGTATTTCTGAATGATCAGTATCTACTATATTACTCTCTGGGTGCGCCCAGTCAACTGTAAAAAGGTATGCCCCAGGGTATAATTTCTTATCTTTTCCAAAATATTTGCCAGACTGGCCATCTAGAATATCATAAGAAGTAATAGCAGGATAATAGCTAAAACAATTCCAAAGCTGTAGTTCATCTAGTCGGCGCCCAGGTACTTCTTTTGGATTAAAACCTCTTTGTATAAAAGCGGATATTGGCAGTCTATAAAAAACTGCACCATTTTCCATGATTGCGTGAAAGAGTATAGGGCGCCCTGTAATAGATGCTAGGCCAAATATAATGCAGTCTTCAACTTCTCCGTGATGATCTTTAAGATCGTAGAGATATTCTCTCTTGATCTGTGAGTACATCACAGGAATATTTGCATTTAGATAGGCCATAAGGCATAACTATGTTACCAGACTATATATTATATATATTGCAACAATAGCTAATCCAATTTGGATTTTTCTACTAGATATAACTTTTGCTACTAGTTTACTTATTTTTTCCATGGTTCCCTCCATTTTTATTTTATTATACCCCAATTAGGGCCAGATTCATAGTCTACTTTATTAGGAATTTCAAGTGAAACCGCATCTTCCATAATATTAATTATCTTACTCGCATGCTCTTTTGACTTGACAGATATATCTAATTCATCATGTACTTGTATGTGCGGAATAATTCCTTCTTTATATAATTCTAACATTGCTTTTTTTGTCATGTCAGCTGCACTACCTTGAATTAATTTATTCAAAGCTTTATAAGTGTAAGCACGTTTGATCCCTGGTCCGTGTTCCAGGAGTGCTGCATCATGTGGCAATGACTTATGTATACCAAATTGATTTGGTTCCCATAAATGGAAACGACAAAGTCTTCCAAGTAAAGTTCTAATCTTACCAGAGTTCTGTGCACGGTGCATTACATTGTCCATTAGTTGTTTTACAAATGGAACCTTATTATGATACTGTCTAAATAGTTCTTCAGCTTTTTCTTTATTGACTCCTAGTTCGGCTTGTAATTTATTTTTTCCCATACCATAGAACAGACCAAGGTTTATAGTTTTAGCTTGTGATCTAGGTATCTCTGCCATGTCAGCGACGATATCATGAAAGTCAGCATCTCCTTTCTTATAGGCTTCTAATACTTCGTCCACTCCATAGAGATTTTGTAAAGTTGCATAATGTACTACCAGCCTAGGCTCTTGCTGAGAATAGTCAAAACAACCCCATGTATGGCCCTCCTCGGGTATAAATAATGACCTAATGGCTGGTCCAAGTTCCTTGTTCCGTGCTGGAATTTGCTGTAAATTTGGGTTTGAATACGAAAATCTTCCCGTTACCGTTCCTCCATTATCCCCTCTTAATTGGTTAATTTCAGCATGAATTCTTCCTTTATGGTTATGTTTTAATATGGTATCAATAAATGTGGTATGAGCTTTGTTTATTTCACGGGCTCGGGCTATTTGTTTCACTAGTGGGTGGGGGTGATTCTGTAAAAAGTTTTTAGTAAATGATGGAGAATTTGTTTTTTCGGTTGAGTCATATGGTAGGGAAAGTTTTTGAAAAACTTGCACAATTGAACGTGCAGCCCATATTTGAACATCTATTGATGTTTCTTTTTTTACTAGTTGTAAGCATTCTTTTTCTTGTGCAAGTAATTCTGATTTTAATTTGTGAGCGCCTTCAATGTCTACACGAACTCCTAAAAAACGCATGTCAACGAGACAAGGGAAAAGTTCCGTCTCTAATTGAAAAATAGAATTTAAATCTTGGTGTAAAATTTCTTTCTTAAGCTCTTGCCAAAGTTCAAAAGTTATCTCGGCATCTTTTTCTGCGTATGCGCCAACATAAATGGCAGGTAGTTTATACATTTCTGCCTTGGCGTCAACACCCCAATCTTTTGCAGCTGCATATAAATCTGTTTCATTTTTTCCTTTTCCAGTGTATCGTTTAGCGCAGTTGTTTAAGTCATAACGCATTTGATTTTCATCAACCAAAGCCGATGCTATCATTGTATCGACTATTTTTCCGTTGATACTTAAACCTAGGGCCCTAATCCAACAAACGTCATACATGGCGTTGTGAAATATTTTTGTGGCTGGCATACTTAATACACCTTGAAACCATTTTAAAACTTTTTTGCGGTCTAAATTACCACCTCCTTCATGTGCAATTGGATAATATCCTGACCAACCTGTGACAGCGACAGATATGCCTACTATGTCACCGTTTTTAACTATGGAACCAGAACCTAGTCTAGTATTTAAATTAGGATCTTTGGTTTCCAGGTCAATTGCTATCTCATCATGTTTAGATAAATCTGGAAATTCTTCTGGTGGTAGCCATTCTGTTTGTGGTTTGAAAAGTGGTTGCTGGATCATACAGTATAGAACGTATATTTTAATGTTAGTTCTTCTCCTTTTTTAATATTTTTTATTGTAGTTAAATTCCATTGTTTAAAATTATGATCATATTTTTCATCAGGAAGATTCCTTAAGTGATTCCATTGTTGACGAGTTAATAAAAAAGATGATTTAATACAATTAGGTGTATCAGAATGATTAATAAATCCTCCTAAAGGAGTACGAAGAATAAGTCTTCCTAATTCTAAATGAGTCATACCTAAATTATTTTGTTCAGGAATATCTTCTTTAGCAAATATACCATGATCATGAATGTTTGAAGCACCAATTGTTAAATTATCAGGTAAGGGTTTATACATCAGAGTAGTCTCTTTCTATAATCATCTCTAAAAAATGAATAGCTTTCAATATATCTTCCTTTTTTCCTTTCAATCTATGACGACAGATATATTTTATAGCGCATCCTTCTGGAAAAAGCAATTCATTCTCTACTACAAATTTACTTGGTTGAATTTTAAATTTTTGATAGTGTGATCCACCGTGTTGTTTGTCCCAAACTTTGTTCATACTATAAATCCTTTATCAGGACGTTTTGGTTCTATAATATGTAAATTTTCTTTTGTTCGTGTTGCACCTACATAGAATAATCTATTTTCATCATCTGGATTCTTTTGATATGTTTCTAAAGTAGTTTTAGTAAGATCAGTTAATAATACTACATTTTCACATTCTCCTCCTTTAGCTGCATGTATAGTAGAAAGTTCTATTCTTGGTTTTTTATTTAAGTGTTCTCCATTAGCTCTCATTTTTCTTAAGTAATTTATTCGTCGAGATCCTGCGTCATTCAATGCTTCATACCAAACTTTTTTAGTTTTTAATCCAAAGTCTTTAGTTAATTGATCAATGCCATAAAAGGTTCCTTTGGTCATTCCCTGCATTAACGTTTTATCTTTATGTTCAGGAGACATATATCCATAAATTTTTTCAATTTGTTTATAAGATAATAATTGTCCTTGTCTTAAATGCTCCCAGTCTGTAGCAGCTTCTTGAATATCTTTTTCATGACTTCGTTTATGTTTAGTCTCATAATATAGACCTTTACGATATAACGTATCTTCTATTTCTTTTAACATGTATTTGGTACGAGCTAATACTAACCATTCTCCCGATGACATATTTACTGATTCAATATCAAAATGTCTGTGTAGACTCCCTTCACTAGTTTTAGGTTGCCATGTTTTATTTATTCTATGTTTAATTCTATTTATAATTCCCATTGCGAGTTGATGAACTTTCATAGGGATTCTGTGAGATTGAATAAGCGGGAGATTAATCATTTGATCTTGCAGAGCTATAAAAGAATCTACATCAGCACCAGCCCATTTAAAAATAGCTTGGTCATCATCTCCTGCAATAAATGTATCTTCTGTTTTATTCCAAATAGATTTTGTCATATTCCATTGCATTAAGGACAAATCTTGTGCTTCATCAATAAATACTACATCAAAGTTTGGAGATTTATCTGATTTTATAAAATCTAAAATCATGTCATTAAAATCTATTAAGTTATATTCTTTTTTATATCTCTTTAATTCGTTTTTAATAATATGTAGTTTGTTTAGTTCTAAATCTTGTGTATGTTCTCTTCTATTATATTGTTGTTCAGGTGTAATATTTCTCAGTTGTGCTAATTGTATTATCTGTAAATATTCACTATCAGAAGTAAATATACCACCATGGTCTATTTGATGTTCTGCATAAGTTACAGGGAATCCTAGTTTTTTTCCAAGATCTTTGTAATGTCTTGATTGCATGACTTGATCTTTTTTAAGTCCTAATTTTCTAAATGCTAGTGAGTGTAGAGTTCTAAAGTATGGAAGATCATCTTCAGTTAAATTAAATTTTTTGATTGCTTCATCTCGTGCATGGTATGCAGCTTTTTGTGTGAAAGCAAAATAACCTACTCTGTCTGGATCAGTTTCTTTTAAATAATCATCTACTTTATTTAATAAAGTTGTAGTCTTACCAGTTCCTGGTGGTCCTAGTACAATCGTTTTCAAATTTACTCCTTTCTTTTTTTAATAAGTTTATTTGTTTAAAAGCACTGTTAAAAATTTGATGTGCATAAATAAATTTTATCGTTTCTTTTTTTATCTTTTTGTTGATTTCTTCTCTCTTAAACTTAAAAAAAGGATGTTCTAATTTTGGTTTTTTTAAAATTGTATAATAATTTTGTATGTTTTTTTGTTTTTTTGGTTTAAATTTTACCACACAGTAAGCTTCCCAATATCTCCTTCTTTTTTCATTGCTGCATGCAGGTATAGTAATAACATGATCATAATCTCCTATAGCATCATCGCGTCTCCAAGGTCTTGATCCATTCAAATTATTTGTTTCACCTATGTACATAATTTGCTTGTTAAAAACTCTCAAATATATAGCAGGTTTTTTTTCTGCTTCTTTTGTTATTTTTTTCATAATGTTACAAGTATCCATGCAGCAGTAAGAACGACTAATAAAACTAAATCACTACTCATCTGGTTCATTTAAAATACATCCTTTGGTTTAAGTTCTTTTTGTACATAATCATCTTTTCTTTTGTCAAATTGTTTAACGGCGAATACAGATATTCTATCTTTACCAATTCTTTTATCTTCACAACTACAAACTTCTTTTAACATCTGTGCAGTTCTAGAATAATTTACATCCCATCTTTGTCTTATTAAAAATTGATTATAAAATTTACTAAATATAAAATGATGAAATCCTTCATTATTCCATACACCTCCATTTTTAAGATCGGTAATAGCTGTTCCAATATGTCTGTTTAAACAAAATTCTTCTAAATGATTTCTTAATTGATCCGCTGTTGTTACACCTTCTGGTGCTTCCACAGGTTCGTGGTTCTTCATTAATGGGTTTATAATCATGTCCCAATCTGGACCTTTAACTGTTGGTGGTTTAAAATCTAATTGTTCCATACATGCTTCCTGAAATAAACTTTGTTGTTTTAAATATTTAACATTCTCCAGGTGTAAACGTTCACCATCAACATTAAGATAATAATATGGTTTTTCTAATTTAATTTTTTGCAAATCGGTTAATGCAGGAAACACTATCTCTTCTCCAATACCGAATTTTCTTTCTCTACATAATTTTTTATCGCATAAGTTACACATTGGAGTATCATTACACTTATAACCCCAATCTTTTTTGTCGTGTTGTCTTTTTACTATATCTAATTCGTTCTCTGTTAATGGCACAGTTGTTGCATCTGCATTAAACATTGTTAATTTAGTTTTCCATTCTGCTGGCCATTTCTTTTTAGCGTATACACCAAAATGAAACATTGCATTATTACGTCCACCATTTTCTGGAATTTTATTTATAGCCATTAATTCTATACACGGCGGCCCGTCAGAAAATTCTGACTGAGGCCGCTGTACTTTTATAAGACCAACATCTAGTTGTTTTACGTTATTATAGATCTCATAAAATTCTTCTAAGCTTGCTGCTGTACCATCAGCTTTAAATGCATATCTTGTTGTATCATCACCATTAAAGTATGGTAAGTTAAGGAAATTTCCTGTGTCATCTTGCGATTTTAATTGAATTTGTTTTGGAAATACTTCTGATCCGCCGTATCCTAGTAGTGTCTTTATTTCTGTCAGTTTGTCTCTCATTCTTTCTGCTGATACCGACTCTATGGTAAACAGAAAGACATGAGCTCCCCCGCTCTTTGATCTACACACCACCAATGGTAGATTATAATTCTTTATTTTATCTATTAATTTTTTGTGATCAAATCCTGCGTATGAATCTATATCTACACATCCCCACACACATTGATCGTTTTCATTGATTGGAATAATTCCTAAACTTTGTGAACCC